GGGGGGGGGTAGAAGAAGTTGATGTTAAGGCACTTACGGCCTTTTTCAAGGGTCTGCACACCTTTATCCAGACCTGTGACGAGAAGGTTCTGATGGCTTATGCTTTTGTCGATTTGCTCGAAAGTAAAGACATCCATCAGGAAATCATCAAAAGAAAGGAAACCATTAAAGACAAACATAATGAGTAAAGAAACTTCTTCCGCATCTGGCGGTATCGGATTCCTCGGCCTGCTGGCCATCGTGTTTATCGTGCTTCGGCTCTGCAACGTGATTGCTTGGAGTTGGTGGTGGGTACTGGCCCCTATCTGGATTCCCGTCGCAATCGCTATCATCGTCCTGCTATTCTTCGTGATCCTCGCGGCGATAGCGGGTAGAAACGACTTCCCCGACGACTGCGACTACTGATATGGGCGTACAAGGCAAGAGAGGTGCGCCACTGCCGCCGACCACAGCCTTTAATCGAACATCTGTCCTGACCCGGCTCACCGTTCACGAGATTGAATATGCGCTTTGTGCCTACTACGGCATCCGCAAGCACATCATCGTTCCGAACGTGAGCTGGGGCTTTTTCCGGGAGCACGAAGCCGATTTGGTTGTGATTACCCCGGCAAACTACCTCACCGAGATAGAGATTAAACGGAGCTGGCGCGATTTCCTCAAAGACTTCCGCAAGGATAGTTTCCACAACGACAACCGCATTAAGAGTTTCTACTACTGTGTGCCGGAGTGTATGGTGGAGCCCTGCAAAGAATACCTCTACTCGGATCCGGCACTGGAGCGGAAACACGGCAGAATCGGTCTGATTAGCTACGATGAACTGGGCCGCATCTGCTTCGAGCGCAACGGCGAAAGGGAAATAGCGTTGAAGCTGACGACGGCCGAGGTGCTGGAGATTGCAAGGCTGGGGACGCTTCGGTTCTGGGACACCAGAAAGAGGCTCGATGAAGGCTATAACGACGAACTGGTCCAGCGCCTCCGCAGCGAGATTTCTTTCCTCCGGGCGGAGTTCAAGGCCGTGGCCGGATATGACATTAGAGAAGAATTATGATTACGGAAAAAGACATTTTGTTCGGCATCATCCATCGCGGCAATAAGTCCGAACTTATCATCAACCACGACGACCCCAAACTGCCGCAGATCCTGATGGGTGCGTTGTCTTTCCTCGCCGCCACTGACGAGAATTTCTATGCAGACCTCAAAGGCGTGATTCAGAACGTGGACGAGAATGGCGACAAGATACGGGAGTCCGTCGCCCGGCATCAGGCCAGCGGCGCTATGGTCATAATCAAACCCGGAAACGTGAAATCGTGATGGAGAAGATTCCGCCTATTGGAGAGCAGTTGTCTCCAGTCCTCGTTGAAATCGAGGAAACGCTGTGGGAGCACGAGGCCACTCTTGCCACAAAGCCGGAGTACACTTTGGCCGGGTTTCGGGCCGCAACAAAAATATTCACATCAGCGATGCTGGACTATACCTTCTCCCGCGACGCGGCGATGGGAATGAATATTCAGCAGATGGCGGCAGATGCCGAGAAGCTGGGTCAAGACCTTCGCAACCTGATGCTGAAATACACTGGTATTGATAGCGTAAAACTGTACAATAGTGATGAAAAAAGAAGTAATTGAGAACTGGATTCGGGAAGCATACGGCATCGCGAAGGCCCACGGATTCCACGACGTAGAGCGCAAAGATTGCCATTGGCTGATGCTTATCACTACAGAAATAGCAGAAGCCGTTGAAGCAGATAGGAAAGGTCTCGTGGCAGACTATGATGCCTTTTTGTTCTGCTCCAAGCACAGAAAAACGGTGTATGCCGTTTGTGGTCAAGACTCGCCACTTGGCAGACAGTACCAGCACGAGGTACTTTTTGAGAGATACATCAAGAACACCCTCGAAGATGAACTGGCCGACATCTGCATAAGGTGCTGCGACTACCTCGGCTGCAAGAATCTTACATTCTCTCAACTGCCGGAGCGTTTCCCGGGCTATCCAAATATGTTCTATGACACCTTCACCGAAACGAGCTGGGAATGGGTGCGAGTCCTGAATAACGAGCAATTTTGCGTTCCGGCCCGCGTCGCCGGGCTACTCTTTGATGTGCTTTATTTCTGCGACGAGAATAACATTGACATAGAGAAGCACGTGGAGTGGAAGATGAAGTATAATCAAAGCCGTCCACCAAAGCACGGCAAAGCCTATTGATGCTATGGAAATAGAGATTGATAACTTTAAGGAAATAGCGAAAGACCTCCGCTTCGATAGTGACGACGACTTCTACTTCCTCCAGATTCTGCAGCGGAAGAAGGACAACCCAACCTTCCCGCAGAACAACAGGCTGGTCCGCCACTACGTGATTCGCAGCCTCGACTACTTTAATAGCATCGAGGCCGAGGTCAAGGCTATTTGTCAGGCGGTAACGGCTCGGGCCTACATCAGCCTCAACCGACGCTCGTTCAGGAAGTGTACCATCGCAGCTTTGACAGAGCTGGCCACCATCATCCGTTCTGACCAGTACGTGCATCTGCCGTCGCTGTTCACATCTGTTGCTGGCAGCACCAATGCTGATCCGCGCAAGACTTGGATCGTTGACCTTGACTTCAAAGACGACGAAAGAGAGTTGAGCGTTATGGGATTCATCAAAGGTCTGGAGCCGGACCCCGGCATCAACAAGGTAGAAATGATGCTGGAGACGGTACACGGCGTTCACCTAATCACGCGGCCTTTCAACCTGCAGCGGTTCAAGGAGAGGTTCCCGGACATCGACGTTCACAAGGACAATCCAACCCTGCTCTATTTCAAATCAACATCAGAAGGATGAAACACTACTTTGAATATCCTATCCAGAAGGCTACCGCTGAAATGATGCGGAATGCCGGACTTCTTAATGCTGCTGGCTGCAACTACGGCTACGCCTTCGACATCTTCCTTGAAAAAGGAATCGTTATCTACATCGTGCCGAAAGCCGCCCCGGAATCAGTCCTCAACGACAAAGATGTCATTCCAGACATCGAGGCCGTGAAGTGGGATGCCTACATCAACGGCAACTGCATCCCAGTGCAGTTATCTTGGCAGGATGCTGCAGAAGCGGCCATCGTCGGTGCGATTGACTTCGCCAGATAGAGCCTCTGTTAAAAAGGAAGGGAGGTAGCCGTCGTGGTTGCCTCCCTTTTTTGTTGTGGTTTAGGTTGCGCTTAAATCAGCGCAATGAGCCAGATCAGGACCCCGCCAGCGAAAGCCGCGACGAAATCCTTCCAATCAAACACCTTCGTGGTGATGATGTCGAACACTTCTTTGGCCACGCCTGCGGCGGCTGCAGCAATCAGCGCGGACCAGCACCAGCCCGTCCAAATCACGAGCGCTGCGGCCACGATAAGGCCAGCGATGAAGTGAAACCATTTGTCCTGCCCCACCTTGTAGAGCAGCGTAACGAATTTGTCCCAGAGTTTTCTCATAACCATTGTATTTTGTTGTTTGTGATGTAGTAGTGCGATTTGTTGGGGCAGGCACGATTCAGTATGCTGGGCCGCATCGTAACCTTGCCTCCGTTGTCGGTAAAGTTCCAGTTCCAATCATCGTGCGTCGGCACATCCTCAATCGGGCAGACGGCCTGTTGTCCGCAACCACAGGGGCAGAGGTGATTGGTCAGCATAAAACTTCGGCTGATGTAGAGGATGCCCGGCTTCATTGCTTCTGGCCGGGGAAACGTTTCGTGGTACTCCGGCGTGAGTTCGGTCAGTCTATTCATCTTTGAATTTGTTGCGTTTTACTTGGTCGCAGCAGTCGGCCACCCATCCCGCCAGATACGTAAACGGCTCCTGATTGTCAACCGCTATCTTGCAGTTGCAGTAGTCGAAGATTTCAATGGCCACGTGGTCGCTCTCGTGCGTGATGATGCCAGTTGTCATTGCGGCCTTGCTCCTGAACCAAATCAGAAGCCCGCCTCTCGGTTTCGGCTTCTTGCAGTGGACGTTGAATACCTCGGCTTCCGCATCCTTATCCATATCGCCGAAGTCACCGAAATAGTCGTGGAGCGAAGCCTTCACCGCCTTGTCATAGCCTACGACTATCCAGAGCAACCGGGGATAAACCTGTGGATTGAATTGATGAATCTTGGTTGTTTTCTCACTCATTTGCGTATCAGGTTATAGGACATCGAGAATGTGGCAACAGGGCCGTGCCACTGCTGGCCGTTGCTATATCCCCAGCAGTAGGACAGACTGGGCGAGAACTGCCATTTTCCCTGCCATACGTCGAGTTTAAGCCCGGCTCCGACTGCAAGTATATCCTTTCCGACAAAAGCGCTCACAGCGGGCGAAAACTGCCACTTCGGGTTGTAGAGCTGCGGCACTTTGACAATCTTCGTCTCTTGGTAGGATTCGTGCCACAGCATCTTGCTGGCATAGCCCTCGACTACGCACTTGTACGTCTTGTTATCGGTGAAGGTGGATTGGCTGATGGGTACGGCAATGAATTGCGAATTGTGCTCGGTCACGCCCGGCACTCCAGTTACGATAAGCGGCTTCCGGGCCAGCGAATCCTTATAGGCGGCAATTACCTCCTCGTACTCACGGATTCGGGCTGTCGGGACCAGCTCCCATCCTTTCGGTATTGCGGTCTCCTCTTTCGGGCTGTCGTCAACGATTGTACTGGTAACGGTTGTGGTGTCCGGCTCCGGCTTATCCGGGCTGATTTGGCCGTTTCTGGCCGTTTTTCGACCAGTAAGGAATCCCGCCCCGAAAAGGAGGAGCAGGATTCCCAATGCGATTAAGATGTCACGGAGTTTCATACCTTCTTTGCTGTGCAGACGGCCATAGGAAACTCCGCCCTCACGTCGAAGCAGGGGCACTGCTTAATCCACTCGTTCGGAGAAATCTTGCCGTCGTGGTTCTTGTCCGGGCTTGCGTCCCTGTGACCAATGACCTCAACGATGTTGGGGTACATATCCATCAGCTTACGTACAAGGATGTGCATCGCCTGAATCTGGTCTCTGGTCCGCGTGTCCTTCGGCTTTCCGCACCTGTCGAGTCCGCCGATGTAGCAAATCCCGATTGAGTGGGAGTTGTACGGCTTGCCAGACAATCCGGCGGTGTTGCAGTGCGCTCCGTCCATCGTCAGCGGACGGCCGACTTCCACCGTGCCGTCGAGGTCAATCACGTAGTTGTAGCCTATCATCTTCCATCCCTTCTCCTTGTGCCACTTGTCAATGTCGGATGCCCTTACGTCCATTCCCTCTCTCGTGGCGGAGCAGTGGATAACGATGGCATCAATATCACGCTCCTTCATTTTCCACCTCCTTTTCGATTTTGGCCCGCTGCGCCCTATCCATCTTTATCAGGGTGTCGATGCTGTGGTAATCAGCACCAAGCGTCGGGTCGTTGCGGTAGTTCTCATACCAGAGTTGGCCCTGCCCCTGATGTGGCTTGCGGATGCGGCAACCTTTGTGGATGCACATATCGTCAAAGAGGCAGGACTGCGTAGCGAGAAGCGCTGCATTCTGCGTGTGGAGGCCGTTGTTCTCCTCGTTCAGTTGCTTGATGGTCTCGTGGCAGTTGTCAAGCTGCTTTGACAGGAGGTCGTTGGCGTGTTGGGCCACCTCCACCTGCGAATCCACGTTCTTGATTTGTTCGTGCCTCCTCCTCACTTTGATGAAGAAGAACTGCACCAAGCCTTCGAGGGTGACTACACCCAAGACGGCTACGATTACTTGCGTCCAGTCCATAGCGTATTTTGTTTTAAGATTTCTCGTCAGAATCAACAGTGTTCTGCTCAAAGCTATCTTGGAAGATGGGGGTCATTCCCTTGACAAACTCCTGCAGGAAAGCGAACTCCTCGTCAGAGAAGGAAACGGGGCCATCGCTCTTGTAGATTCGCATCGCGATGTCGTGTGGCATAATACCGTTGCTATTCTTGTAGATGAGGTCTGCCACATCAACGGAATAGTCAATGAGGATAGTGTTCTCCTGACGAATGTCGGTGAACATCTTGAATTGCTTGAAGTTGATGGTTTTCATAATGATGTTGTTTTATACTTTCAGATAGGTAAGGCTCCATACACCTGTTCTCGTTGTACTATTGTAAGTGATTGTGGCGTGGGCGTTATAGACCAAGAGAACGACCTCCATAGAACCGCTTGATGTTGTAGCGACAACGGTAGTTCCGTCTTTTGTAATTCGCATAATCGGATGGGTTGCGCTTGACGTTATATTCATTGTGGTTTCAGTGGAATGAATAAGCGCATAGAACTGCCCGTGTTTCGGAGACGTTGGCAGATAAAATGTAACTGCCGAAGTATTCCCGCAAGAGACAACGGAATCCATATTTGTGAGCGTTTTCCCAGTGTTCTCAATGGAAATTTGCGGCCTAAAACCCGCGAATACTCCTTCTTCGCAATAAATAGCATAAGGGTTTCTATACCCGGAAACGTTAATCATAAGCCCATATAGGCTACCTGTTAATGAGGCATAGGAATCCGTTTCTTTTGCGGAAATACTCACGAGGCCGCGTACTCCAGTTGATGCTGGTAACACACTCGTTCCGACAAGAGCCTGCACCGTTTCCGTTCCAGATTTCTCATAAAAGGATATGAAGTCCTGATACAGAGACATTCCGTTAGAACTTGGAGCACCACCTTGCGAGGACGACAACCCGAGATAGTTTGTGCCGATGTTGAACCCGCCAATAGATCCGCCGTTGGCAACAAGTTTTGTCGTTGTTAATATGCCCGTAGAATCTATTTTAGTAATGGCATTCGCCGGGGTCGCACCGCCAATCCAAAACGGGTAGATAGTGCCAGAATACGCAGTAGTGTCGCCAATTTTCGCAACGAGATTGTTACCATTGTAAACCGACAATACGCCTTTGAACGTGCCGCTGGCGGCTTGAAGGCTACCAGAGAACGTGCCATCAGCGCCGTCAAGATGCTTCACGTGCAACGTGTCCACATCTATGTAGTCGGCGATGATTTTCTTCGTCAGGAGTAGCGCAGTGTAAATGGGCTGCTGCGTATTCATAGCCGTCCATAGTTCTCCGACAGCAGGCGTGGCCGCAGATGCGGTGTGCGTCTTGTTACAGATGAAGGCTGATGCCGGATTGCCGGATGGAACAATGCTGATTTCGTTGAGGTACACGATGTCAATGTACCCCACGCCGTTAGCATCGCGGTAATAGGGGTTATTGTCGTTTCGGTAAGTCACACCAACCGTGTACTTTGACGTGCGATAGGTTAAACCAGTATCGGCAAAGACACGGATGATTGCAGGTGTTGTATCGACCACGGTAGATCCAGCGGTATAGGTCGTTCTCGTGAAGGTCCAAAGATACCGCTTCGCAGATGTCACCTCTTGGATTGCCGTAGTCCATCCGCTTGTGGAGGTAGTAACCCCACTACTTGCAGATGAGGCGAGGTAGTAAGTCGTTACCGTCAAAATACCCCTGCCATCAGCACCGTCCTTCGGCCTGCGACGAACCGTTATATGCCCTTGTGCCTTCATAACCGAAACGATTTAAGCCTGCTCCAGTTCCAACACAACGGCAGTGGCAACCTCCTTTGCCTTCGACCGCCACGCCTGAAACGCCTCGAAGTCGGCAGCGTGCTGCTCACTATCGCTACCGTTGGCCAAGATTGCTTCAACGGCATCGGCAGAATAGCGGTCCCGGACAATAGCGGAAACGATGCCTGCGTAGTCAACGCCACGGGCATCCACGTTCTCGCAAGTCAGGACTTCCACAGTCTCGCCTTCGACCTCCTTCTGCTCCAGAGCAAAGTCGAAGAAAATACGGGTGATAACACCCTCACGCAGGACTTCCAGTTCAGGAACGTCACCGCCAAAATAGTCACGATATACTTTCATAATGCAAAAGGTTTATAAGTCAATGAATTGGTATGATGTCTTGCCGCCGCCGAGGTCCTTGCGCTTGATAGCAACCCCAGTAACAGGGAATATTTCTTTGCCCTGCTGCACCAGTTCCCCGCACTGGTCCAAGACATCCTTTATGCTGTGCGAGTTCGTGATGAATTTCACTTTCTCCCCGCTGCTCTTTATCTCGACCAAGACCACGTATCTGTCGTTGTTCTTCTTGGCGTGGTCCTTAATGTCTGTGGTGTCGATGTTGCTCTGATAATCCAGCACCGACAACTCTACGTTCACGATGTCAGATAACTGAACCTGTCGCACGTCGAAGAACTTTTTCCCGTCCTTCAACGTGCCTCTGACCGTCTTAATTCCTTTATCTGCGAATCCCATATCCTTTCCTGTTACTGTTTTCCAGAGGTGGCGGCATCTGCCATACATACACCAGCCTCTATAACTATCTTCTATTTCCTTCTTTCGTCTCCTTGACTTGACTCGGGCCATTCCCGCCGCAAACTTCTTCTTGATGCTTTTCCGAAGCCTCATATTGTCCCGACTGAATGCGTAGCCCAGAAAGTCTATTTCCCTTCCTCTTGCCTCTCTGCCTCCACCTTCTCTTTTTCTTCTTCCCATTCTGACGTATCGGTGCGTAAAAACTATTTGCCTTGACTACCAGACCTCGCTCCGCCGCAAGCCTGTCGTAAGTGTTCAGTAAAAAGCGGATTTCGCGCTTGCTCCGGCCCAACATCACCATATCGTCACAGTTTCGGTGCAGCTTGGCGTGGTACACCTCCGTTAAAATGTGGTCGATATCGTTGTGGTTGAGATTGCCTATCATCCCACTGATGTATGCGCCAATTCGCACACCTCTCCTTTTTTGCTCGTTCATCTACTATGGCCTGTTGAATTTCGTCTCCGCTGTAATAGTCCAGTACGCAAATTTTCATCAACTCAATGAAGCGCTTGTCCTTGAACTTGTGCCTTAACGCCCGCTCCAAATAGTCGGGGTCAATGCTTTGATAGTACTTCTTGCAATCGCTCTGCGAAAACCAGTTGTGGTATGGATTCCGGCGCATCATCCGCTTGACTCGTTTAACGCCGTAGAGACAACCTCTGCCCTTTATACAACAACTGGTGTCGGCAATCAGCGACCTATTGACTATCGGCTCTATTACCTGCATTATGGCGTGGCTCATAATCTTCCACGGCATATAATCCTCATCGTCTAACTTCCGAATCTTCCCCTTGTCAGCCTTCCGTTCCAACTCCCGGCTGTTGTGAGACGGGAAATCAAGTGTGAGAATCATCTTCTGCAGCTTTTCTATCTGGTTCTCGGCATCAGCATTAAAGTCGCGGATCTGCTTCCTTCTTTTTGCCTTGCCGCCGCGCTGGGAGTTCTTCACCGCACGACGCAAGTTTTCCTTATCCGCTATCTTCTCCAGTATGTAACCTACTTTCTTCGTCATACAATCTTGATACTTAATTCATCGCAGGAAGTCCTGCATATATGAATCCGCCCGAAGCGTTGGACTCCTGCCCGGGGCAACCATCGGCGACAGAAACAAAGAGCCGCACATTGTGGTCACATTCACCATCAGCAGGACCTACATTAACCTCGCTTACTCACCCCTACAACTTGGTGGCCTTTCCGCATTCGATATGTTTTGACAACGCCATCACCGCATTTCTGCCCGATGGGGTCAAGGTTGAGGGGACTCGCTGCCCGGTATTTATCCGGGAGAACGAAACAGGGTTTCTTTCACATTGTATGACGCGCCCCGATGTTCGAGTTCGTGATCGCCCAAGCGTTGTTCGAGTTAGCGTAGAACGGACCCGAGTTCGCCCCGTTATTCGAGTTACCACCGACCAACAGGACCTCAAACACCGACACTAATGTCCCCTCCCACCTACCACGACCAGCTACCCGACCTTCGGCGTAGTGGTGCGGCTCCGGGCCGCCTTCGCAGCCTCGGCCCGCACCGTCGTGGATTCGATGCCGTAGAGCCAAGTCCTGAACCCAAGTTCAAGGACTGACGTTCATATTTCAAAGAACTGTACTACAATTCGCGACCGTCAACGAACTGGACTTGGCCGTAATACGCAGGACGCGCCCCGACGCCCGAGGACGTGAGCGCCCAAGCGTAGGACGAGTAAGCGGAGAACGGACCCGAGGACGCCCCGACAGGCGAGCTACCACCGACCAACAGGACCTGTCCCGTATTGTTGCCATAGTAGTAGTCACTCCAAGCGTAGTTACTACCTCCGTTCAGAGTCTTGGCAAAGAGGTCAAAGTCCTCGCCTTTGAGCATCACTCGGACGTAGCCACTGGTGGTGAGACGGGTCAGTTGACGGAACTTGCCATTCGGGTGCGATGCCAGTTCAGCAGCAGAAGGCATTCGGTTGCCTTCGTAGAGGAAGATTTCGGTTCCGTCCTGATCGGCATTAGCGGAATTACCGAAGAAGCAGCCCTGAATAAACTCCCACTGCAGGTTCCAGAAGTCCTCGACACCAAGCACGGAGACGTGGCAGGAATCAGCCTGTGCATCGGCATCGGAGATAGCGACGCTACCAGTGGCATCGCCCAGTCCCTTCGTCTTGCCCGTGAGTTTGAGGACGGCGCTGGCCAGAGTCTTGTCCCAAGCCACACCAGCATTGCCGCCAACACCCTGCCCGATGCTGGCCTGAATGTTAGCATTGCCGTTGCTTTCGCAGAGGCACATCATACTGATCCACTTCCAGACGTTGACATTCGGCAGGCCCCAGTTCGCACCGAAACTCTGGGCGGCGTTCCAGTACCCGTTGATGCTCTTGGAACTGGTGTCGCAGTTGACACCGCTGCGGCTGACAAGTTTCCCGCTGGAGAGCGAGCCCTTGTAAGCACCGACAACAATGTACTGGTTGTTCCCGGCATTGGCCAGATAGTGTTCGCTGATAGGCTGCTGGCTCAACCACAGGTACGGGATGCTGGTCTCTGCGTCAAGCAGGTACAGGAAATAGAGCCGTGGCGCGATAACCACAACGCTGCCCTTGCTTTCGTCAAGAGCAGTACCATCGGCGAAGATGGCAGAGTTGTTGGGATGCAGCTTCGCGGCGCGGCCATTGGCATCCATCAGGTAGCGACCGACCTGCGCCTTGTAAGCGGCATACGCCGACAGGTTGCCAACCATTCCCCACGCCGGGTTGGTCTGGATCTCATCCTTGATGGGGATGCCCCACGCCACCTCGTGCAGGAGTTCGGTCTGGCCCTCGTTGATTGATTCAAGGAACTCCTCAACGGTGATGCGGCGGACGCTGCCGCCGACCTCAACCATTATAGAGTTCGATTTGGTAAGCGAATGAACTTGCTTCGCAGAACCAAGATTCTTGTTTGCCATAACTATTGGTATTTAATTGTTAATCAGTCCAAGTGACTTCGGACACAACTTCCACGTCCTTCTCAACGCCTCCGGCATCGGTCTCGGCAGTGGTTACTTGACAGGTGCAGGTCGCAGCAGCAACACCGGGCTGGACCGTTTTCAGGATAGCCCAAGAATCCTTATCCATCACCATCATCTTCCACATACCGCTGACGTTCACCTCGGTATTGGTGCGGACGTTCACGACGTATGCCTGCACATACACAGGGTTGTTGACATCGACTTCGCGATTGGCGTTGGCCGTAGTGCCGCTGCTGTTCACGTAGCGATGCACAACGGTGAAATCATCGTTGGTGTCGATGATGCGGATTCCGGCCCGGAATACTGGCGTGGTGTCTCCGGCGTTCTTGTAGAACTCGGCGATGATGAGCTGCGTTCCGTCAACGTCTCCAGTATTGACAGTAATGCTGGCCCCGCTCTTTTCGCTCCACAGCGCATCGTCCTTGTACCATTTCACGGAGTAGCCGGACTGCTCCGTGCTGCCGAGGTACAGCCTCGTGCTGATGGTCGTGGACGTGACCTGCGGCGTAAGCTGCTCGGTCGTGGCGTTGATCGTGCCGTAATAGGAAGAAGCGCCGACGCTTTGAATCTGAATGTCGATGCTCTTGGAGAGGTTGTATTCAACCCCGGCCACGGTAGCAACACAGTTGTAGGTCAGGTTGTCGCTGGCTACATTGGTTGCGCTGGCGAGGTTCGCGATAATCTTCAACGCGCCAGTGGCGGTGTTGAGTTGGAACTTGCCAGTGGAGTCAGTCGTCCAGTTGCCGGAGCTGGCCCCAGTGAACAGGAGCACCTGTCCGTTGTAGGACCACTGATGTCCGCCCAAACTGACAGTGTTGCCGCGGGCGGATGTCACCTTCGGCGTGATAACGGGCTGATTGGCGGCTACCGTCCAATCGGGGGTAACGTCGCCAGTCACAGGGTCAACCCCCTGAAACAGGGGTACTCCGTTCAAGTCAAGGCTGATGAAGAAGGTGTCACCGTTACGGAGTCGCTTGACGGTGATACTGCCTTGTGCGCTTAAATTACTCATTTCCAATCCTCCTCCTGTAGGACCTTTTCAATTTCAGAGGCGGAATAAATAGTTCCGTCTATGGCGAGAAGTTTCTCCTCCTGCGTCTGGCCCGGCACAAGACCCAACTCCTTCTCGTTGATGAGAATTTGTCCTTCCTTCTGCCGATGGCCATTACTTCGGATGCCGCACATCAGGACCTTGCCTCTGTTAGCGATGATATACTGCATAATTAGTTGAAAATTAGTTTGTTGCCATCCTCGTCAACGAATTGATTGCCATCCTCGTCAATAGCGAAATCGTGCTGCTCCTTGATTTCAGCATCGGTGTAGATGTCAAGCCAGTCGTCGTTATAGTTGATTCCGATTCCAGTCTTTGCCAGCGAGAACAGCGTTTTCTCACCCTCGTTGTGGACCAGCTCGGTAATGGTTGCGGAATCCGTTTTCCAGATGATGCGGATGATGTTCTCCGGGCACTCGACAATGTTGCCGTCACTGTCAACCATAGCCTTGTCGAAACGCTGAACATCACCGGGGTTAATGCCCGTGCCATTCGTGGGACGGCAGTTGAAATCCTGATAGACCCTATTCACGGAGAACTGGAGCTGCGGCTCGATGCGGGCCGAGCCCGTGATGAAAGCCTTAATCAGGTAGTCGGACTTAGTTACCACACGAAGGTCAAGGGTGATGGCCGTCGGTGTGATGGCTACAACTTCTTCGGAGCCAGCCAGCAACTCGGTAAAAGTGTTGACCCCGGTAACGCGGTACAGCTTGATGCTGTAGCCCGTAGTGACCCGATTCGAGCCCTGAAACAGGGAGACGGGGATTTCACGGATGTAGGCATTCTTGTCCGTGGCCGCGGCCTCTGCAGCAGAACTCGCGACAATCAGGCCGTGAGCCACCTTGTAATCGTACAGGTGCAACTTATCTTTGAACGGGTTGTACTGGATAATCTGGTCGTCGCCGATGGAAAGCGAATAACTATCCTCCGACACGTCTTGCGTGGAAAGGACAAAGGCATCGCTCTTGACGTTGAGGACGGTCCCGAGACGCGGATCCGTGACCTTCCCCTCAAAGTGGAAACTATACTGCTTGTCGGGGCTGACGTTCTCATTCAGCGTAATAGCGCCGCGATAGTTGGAGTCCGTATTGTCGATAACGTACTTGGCCCGGCCATCGGGAAGGGTCCCGTTCCAGTCCGGGTGCTGCGAAATCTCAACATCGTCCACAAACCACTTCATATCGGTCAGGACGGCATTTGCGTACTGATTCCGCCACGACCCATCGTTGGCGTTGGCCATAATCATCGGCCAGAACGTAGAAGGCGACAGGCGGCGGTTAGGCTCGTACTCCTCGTTTGCGGAGTTGTACACCTGCATAGCGGGACTGCCGGGAGTAAGGCACTCTATCGACACCGCCAAATTCAGAGGGTCGTAATCGACCCTGATTCGTTTCTTGTTGCTAATCATATCGTCAAATTGTATTCGGCGCTGTCGCCATCGGAAAGCACAGCGGTGATGGTAAACAAGGTGCTGACCCCAATAGTGGCGAGGTCGCTGTAGTTCTGATTATGTTCTATGACTATGCTGCCGCGGAAGTTGACCGCTTTGCTGGAGAGGTTCCAAGCCGCATCCGCCAGCGGGTCTCCGCTGTCTCGCTCAATTTTCCACGACACGACATCGGCCGTCACGTCGTCCCAGCCCTTCCAAACCGAGCACGTCACATTCAGGCTCTCGCCGAAGGCAAGGGTGTCTTGCCCCTCCGTGTCAATCTCCAAGCGATAGGGCAGAAGCACGAACTGCTCAATAACACCGCTCATATAGATGTTGTTGAGGTAGGCGGAATAGCCCGTCATATTCAGCCCGAAGATGTTCAGGTTGGAGAGGTCGCCGAACTGGGCCCCAATGTTATTTGCGCTGAACTCCCACGTATTCACGTCTTTGAGGTAGCGCTCGTAAGTCCGGGTACTATATCTGGCAGTCTGCCTATCGGTATCGGAGAAGTTGCCATAAGCAACGAAGTGCATTGCCTCTGACGGATGGTAGGTCTCGGGCCAGTTCTCGCTTACAGGGCGGATGGCGTAACGGAAACAGTGGTTATCTTCTGCCAGCAGCTCCGTCACCCTGAAATAGGTGGTGTAGAAGCCGGAGAAGTGGAAGTTTCCGATACCGTCGTCACCATCGGCAAGAGCATTGCTACTCTCGTTGATGCCGTCGTGGTAGATACCCATACAGATGTCGTCCAGCGCCACCTGACCGATTTCTCCATCCTGCAGGTGAAGGTATATCACACCCGTGTTGAGCATATTGCCGTCGGCATCGTAATCGGGTTCAACCCTCTCAATAATGCCGCCGCCCGGGGCCCGCCACTGGTTGCCGACCAAGATGTCTATCCTGTTGTAGCGAAACTCCGGCACTTCGAGGAAGTGGTGCAGGGTCAGGCTCTGCAACTCACCACGCCCGGACCCATCAATCTTTCCTCCAAAGCCTGTTATGCCTTCGGCGAAATTGCCAAATGTTGCACCTTGAAGGAAAGTGATGAGACCGCGAGCGATGTCGTCGTATTTCTTGGAAAGGAACTCCAGTTGGGACCGTAGCGCAGAATAAACATTGTCGTCAGCGGCTGGCCGTCCGTCCCTGCTCATAATAATGTCAACTCCGGCCCCACCCTTGTTCACTTCTATTTGGTGCGCAAGATTGGATAGAGCCGTGGCCGTGGACTGAACGTAAGAGGACTTCTTCTTCTCCCGGAGCGTAACTTTGTATGTGGGAATGTTCTCCTCATTTTCTTCGATTACAAGGCTATCAATCAGGATGTAATCGGTGTACCCCTCAATGATGTCCTCGTCGTGGATCTGCATATACATACCCTCTTTGAGGGTGGCCCCGGACCTGACAATCTGCTTCGCATCAACATCCGGCTCGTAATAGGCTTTCCCGTTGCTGACATCATCATACAGTTTCTGGCCGTACTCCAGCAACGTCTCCTGTCCGATAAAGACGTACAACTCCGGCATTTCAATGTCAAGAATGACGAATGCGTCCCCAGCGTTGATTGGATAGTTGGAGTTGGGGTAAAGCATATTCACGGCGGAGTCCTGAACTCGCTTCACCGTCAGCTCCCAGTCGTCGGAAACAGGGCGATAGGTACACCGCTTAACGATGAAGTTCCGGCCACCACACATACCATCCTTCATAGAGATAGTCGCGATGCCTCCGCTGGTGGTGGTCAGACACTCGGCCATATTGAAGCCAATCTGCTTGATGTATAGCTTGAAGGAGTCCGTAATGTCCTCCTTAAATCCGAAGTAGATGCTGCCGCTGCTCGAAATGAACGAATACGTCATACCCGTTTCGTTGTCGTAGGTTCGGTCGAACAGAAGCAGGACCTGAATGCGAACAATCTTCCCAGCCGAAATGCAGTACTCTTTCTTCATCGAAACACTGCGGCTCGGAGTCATTTTTACTGGAGGAGTAGGGTCAAGGACAGTATCTTCCTGCTGCTCGATTGTAGTTCCACCGTCAGCGGTCTGCACCGTCAAGATTACACGCTGCTTAATAACTGGCGCGTCGTTGCCGAGGCCGCTAAAATCGAACCCGATTTCAAGCGTTGGCTCTATGATCACACGAGTGCCGGACTGCGCCGGAGTGTAGTCAATGATGGTTCGGATAACAGGCTTCTTGTACGTTTCTGGGCGAGTGTCCCTGTCGTTTTCGGAAGCCCCGATATATCCGCTACCGCTGGCGAAAGTGACAGACCGCGTGTCCTCGTAAACCACATCGCCATCGTCAACGGTAACACCGTTATCGCGGGGATTGGCGCAGGACTTCACCAAGTCCATTCGTTCAGCATCAGGGTACAGTACGGTGCTTGGCACAAACGTAGAATCTCCGTGGGCCGCTTTCGCTGTACGGAGCCTGCCAGCAGTGAGGTTCTTGATGGAGGGATAGATTTCTTCGTTCTGGCTTCCGTTGAAATACACCTTTCGCGGAATGAGACCATATTTCGCGACCTTTGCCGGATCCTCAATATAGCAGAGGCTGGCATCGGGACGGAGCTGGCCCGTAACCGGGTCTGTGGCCTTGCCCCAGTTCGCCAAAGGCAGCATCAGGTTGGCAATGTCAACGCTATCAGCATTGCATATCTCCAACCCGTTGTAATACCTATTCGGAAGGTTGCGTTCGCTGCCGTACACATACAGCCGGGTGGCAAACTCATCAACGTTGGTATAGGACTTCTTAATGGCATTCAGCCCAGCACCAAGCCCGTACAGGAATACAGACGAAGTGTTGGACGAATCCCGCTTGTTGGGACGGCCGATAGTGATGATGTCCTTGTCGCGTTCTACGTCATAGGTATGGATCCAGCCGATGCCCTCCCACGTGTTGTAAATAGTGTTGAGAGCGCCGAGGCAGCTACCGCTACTTACAGTGAACTCCTTCGCCTCGGACAGTATCGCAATCAGGTCGGCATCCTCCTCCTCGTCCAAATCCATAACCTTGATTTCCCAACGTCCGGGGAAGAAGGCATCAACGCTGGCCTGAATCCTTCTGGCGATGCCGTACACATCTTCAAACGTGGCAACATTCTCCCGCGTAGAGAAGTGTACGTTTTTCTCAACGTCCAGCACCAAGTCGTTAAAAAGCGCGATTTCCAGCTCCTTCGTTGCGGAATGGAGTTGGACGTTGGAATAGACGAAAGAAGCGCCGTATTCCTGCCTTCTGCCCTGTTTCTTGGGCTGTGGCAGGGAATAGAGCTTGTAGCGGAGGCCAGTTCGGGGATAGTACAGATAATCCCCGATTTCCCAGTCTATCGGAACCGGGCTTGCAATCTCGGAGAACTCCAGATACGACACTTTGAGATACGTGCCGTTGTATTTCGGCTTGCCGCTATACCTGATGTTCTGGCCATCTTTGGAGTAGATACTGAACCGTGCCATAGCCCGTTAGCCCTCCACTGCTATGATGCTGCCATTTGCAAGCCTTGTTGAGGTGATGGGGTCGTTGACTTTGAACGTCACAGAGAAGATTATTCGGGCCCAGTTGTCGCGGGCCTTGAATCCGTTATCGGACTCCTCATATCCGGCGTAGCGTACCTTCTGACGGCCAAGCCCGGTATATGCGTCATATACCTTAAACTCGCCGTTCTTGATATGGTTGAAGAAAGCCTGCTGCTGGGTTCGGAGAACTTCTACCGCAGGAGTATTGCCAGAAGCGTATGCCTTGATGTAGAACTCGACTTGGAAGGTGAAGCTCTGATACCGCATCTGGTCCGTGTATTCGTCGTCCCCGTTCTCGTCGTGGAAGTTGTTAGTGTACGGCTCCTTCGGATCCGGCATAGCAGGATAGGGATTGGTCTTTGCAACCAACCCCCACTCCGCTGCGGTATCTTTGGCCGTCACATCAGATTCCGTCTGAATGTAGAACGGCTTATAGTCAGGTATGTTCGGTACGTAAGGCATAACACTGCAAATGTATGTTATTGTCGCGAATAATCTGAAATAATTATTTCAGTTTATTGCATCAGGGAACGGATGGCCGGAGCACCATCTTCGGAGGTAATCACGCTTCGGAGGTCGTTCAGAAGCGTTGCGTTGATGGCGGCAATCCTCGCCGTATTCTGCGCCACGTTGAAGGTATGGGCCTCTATCTTGGTGATGTACTCCCACACCGTAGGCGGCGGCATCAACGCTCGAATAGCCTTTACATCCTGCCAGCCTTGAACCTGCATCATCCTCATTATTGAGACATCGGCCCGCATAGCGTTGATGTAGGATGCAATCAAGCTGGCCGTGTCCTCGGTCATAGCTTTGAGCCCGTTGGTGAAGGAGGAATCTTCTTCGTCCGCCTCATAGAGCGAAAGGCCGAGTTTCTTTGCCGCTTCCTTCACGTAAGACAGGCCGTCAAAGACCAGTTGAGACTCACTTTCCAGATCCTGAACGAACTTCCCAAGAATCTCCATCCACGCTGCAGGACTCAAATTGTCGTGGAGGTCCTTCTGCAGTTGGTCAAACTTGTCTTGGAACACGGCAGCGAAGATGGCCTGTGCCATAAGGTTCTCGATAACGCCCTCTACGTAGTCGTGGAAGGTGTCGATGGCCGAATACAGGTCATTGTTGCGGAAGGCATCAACCAGTGCATCGCGAAGGTTCGTGCCGAGGTCTCCGGCCCAGTCCTTAATCGTGTTATTGATAGTTTCCTCGGCCTCTACCATCTTCTTCTGAACCTCATCCCAGTGGTCAACGATTTCCTTCGTCTTATCATCCAGCTTATCGTAATCAGCAAGGATGCGAGGATTAAGAGCGAAGGGCTCCGCATCTTCTGACTCGTCCAGCAACGTGCCGTAATGCTCAATCAGGCTCTCGAATACAGGGACGGTTTTCTGCGCACCGAACAGGCCGACAAACAGGCCAGTGATAGCACCAGCAACGGTTCCGATAACAGTACCGATACCCATAGCCCAGCCGCCGATGGCAGTACCGATGGCGGCTCCGGCGGCAGCACCCATACCGACTGCGGCAAGGGTGTTCCCTGCATCAGCAACCTTCTTGGTCCCGGTCTGCACCTGACCGCCAGCAAGTTCAAGCAGGGTTGCATTCAACTCGTCCGCAGCAGCCTTGTACTTCTCCGCACCAACAATCGCTTCTCCGAATGGATCCTGAACACCCCAAACGTTACTCTCCTTGAAGGAGTGCTCCCGGTCAATCATCATCGCACGATACGCAAGCTCGGTGTGAAGCACACTCAAAGCCCATTCCTCCTGCGCCTTCTTGTTCTCCTGAATGGACTTGCCAACGAGAGAAATCAGGCCAGCAACATTCTGGACCGCAGTGGAGATTATGCTCATCTTGCCCTCTGCAGACAATCCCGTCACGTTGCCCTCCGCGTCTGTCACGGTCTTGGAGAGTGCGCTCTGTATCGAAGAATAGCTCTTGACCATTCCGCCAAGAGACTTGAAACTTGCGCCGAGGGTATTGGCCCAGCCCCATCCCGCCTCGTCAGTCTGGAAGGTGGAGATTGCGTCGCCGATTTCGTCAAGGGCATCAGCCACCTCGTCGAGATTCTTCTTTAGCTTGTCCCAGAACTTCTCATCAACGACCTTTTTCTGCTCGTTTCTTGCAGCTTTAATGGCGGCAACAATATCGTCGAGCTTGATACCGAGGTCGTTTGCCCGCTTTACCAACTCTGGCGGGATAAGTGCGGCAATATCCTCATCCGACAACTCATCTTTCAGCAGGGATAGTATCTTCTCCAGTTCCGACAAAGACTTCGTGTCAAGCCGAGACACGTCCGTTTTCTTGTCCTTAAAGAAGGCGGTCAGGAAGTTGTTGCCGAGGTTCTTGATGCGCTCCTGCTTGATGTCGTGAATGGCACGGATTTCTCCCTGCCGCCACGTCTCAATAGAATCTTTGGCCTTCTTCTCATATTCGGTCCAAGCCGCTTCGCCGTGCGCTGCGATATACGCGGCCTTGCCCTTTTCGAGGTCGGCCAGCTTCTCGTCAACCTTCAACTGGATTTTGCCTTCTTCATCCTCAACCTCCTGCAGGGCCTGCCGGATAGCAAGCGTGATACCCTCACCAAAAACATCTTTGGTGGTGGCATCAATCTTCTTCAAGAACTCATCCGTCTTGCGGAGGTACTTACCGCTTTCGGCCAGCGCCTTCAACTGGGCCTTCTGCTGATCGCCGAGTTCCTGCGCCTTGCCCCGGCCAATATCGGCACGGAGGCGGGCAGCGGCCTCGCCGTCGAACTTCTCCAGTTCGTTTGCGGCCTCCTCCAGTTCGGTCCAGAAGTCGCGGCGGTCCCTGACACTGGCATTGACGTAGGAGAAATAGGTGGAGACCAAAGAATCGGCCTCCGTCTGCGAGAATCCGTTCTTAATGAGGTCGTTATACGCCCTCTGAATCTCTTTGATGGTGTCAATCTTGGTCTCGACATCCTTCTGATCCTGACTCTTGCCAGTGGAAGGAACGTGTGTTCCGGCCCTGCGATTATCCTCCAGCGAGTAGCCGAGATTCTTGGCAATGGCCTCAATAGCCTTCTTCCTCGTCTGCAGTTTCTTTACCTCATCGTAAGCAGACTTCGCTTCATCGTTGAGGCTGGCATAGACGGCCTTGTCAAAGGCAATACCAGACACGGACTTGAACCTCTCCTTCGCACGTTCAATGCCGGGCATCACGTTCTTATACTGCTGGTCAATCTCTTTGTAGTAGCCCTCCATCGAAAAGTCCGTGCTCTCATCGGCCCAGAGGCCGAAAGCCTTCTGCTTGGACTTGATGCCGAGCCCGGCCAGCGCATCCTGCACCAGCCTTGCACCCTTCGTCGGGGATACGGCCAACGTTCCACGATACTTTCGAGCCTTCTCCGGCATACCGATGGCATCGTACAGTGCTGCCGTCTCCTGTATCTTCATCTGGCCGTATTCCGCCAACTTCTCCTGATACTCCTCCGACGACATCTGCAGCTTGCCGAGGGCTTCGACACGGGCCTTGTAGTCGTTGTCAATCTTCTCCAGCCCGGCCCTTTCCGCCTCGGATTGAGCGCCACCAGCCGAGTACAAGACGCTCATTCTCTGGTCAAGAGCGGAAATAGCACCATTGTAGTCTTTCGCGGCATAGTACAACTTCTTCGCGAGGCCGGAGACGGTCTGGTCGTTGTAGTTCGGACCAGAGTAAGGGCCAGTATAAGACTTGGAATACGAGAAATTTGCGTTGCTACCGAAATAGGCGCGGGCCGCATCCTCAACAGAGTAATAGCCGTTCTTGGCAAAAAACTCGGCAAAGCCACGGGCCTGATTCTCCGAGAGGGTCTTTCCATTCAGCGTAAAGCCGAGTGCGGTGCTCTGCAGCTGATTGACGAGGTTCAGCATAGCATCGGCATAGTCCTCACCGAACTTCTTGTCAATCTTCTCACGGCCTGCGGCCATACCGCTGGCGTATGCCTTGTTCTGGATGGCGATGCGGGCAGCATCTGCAGAACGGGCAATCTCGTCGTAGGCGTTCTTCTCGTTGAGCAGGTTCGGCAAATACTCTCCGTACTTCGAGTTGAGTTCGTGGATGGCATTGCGGTAATCCTGCGACCCTTCCGTTGCCTGCTCCAGCTTATTGACGAGTTTGTCGAATCCGTCAAGGGTACGGTTCATTTCCGAATACTTCTCGTCAGTAATCTTATCCAGTTCGCGGTTGAGTTCACCCGCGGCACGGACGGCTTGGAAGATGGCGACGGCAACGGCTGTGATGATGCCGATAATGGTTCCGGCAAACGCCGCCTTCGCTCCCTTTTCGGCCTGCTCCAGTCCGTTCACGTACAACTTGACGGCATTTGTCAAAGAGCCGAGGACGCGGGTCTGACGCGCAATGACAGTAATGGCATCAATGGCCATCAACGCCTTCTTCCTGATGGCAACAGCGGCCAGCACAGCGGCATAAGCGCCGAAGCCGGAGGCAACGGACACTATCACCCTGCCGATGGCCTGCCAATGCGACATCAGTTCGCCGATGGCAGAAACACTGCCCTTCAACAGGCCGTCCTGCGCCTGACCAATCTGGTACAACATAATGTCGTACTGGTCGCCGAGGTTCTTCACCTTCGCTTTCAAGGTCTCGGCCTGAACCTCCTGCATCTGGTAGAACTTGCCGCCTTCGCTGGTCATATCCTTAAAGACCTTCGCAACCATTTCAAACGGCACTTCGCGAGAGGAAATCTTGTCAAAGACTTCTCCGGCGGAGACGATCCGGCCCTCAATCTCCTCAAACTGCTTCGCCAGTTCGGTCAGAATGGGAATCCCGGCTTCCGTCAGCTGCCTGACTTCCTGTCCGCGCAAAAAACTGGCGCTTCTAATTTGGCCATACGCGAGGATGATACGGCTCATATCGACACCGAGACCAGCGCTGACATCGGCCAGCATCTTGGTCGTGTCGTAGAGTTCTTCCATCGGCACGGAGAAAGCAGACAACTGCTTCGCGTAAGAGGTCAAGTCGGAGAAGGAGAACGGCGACTTGACGGCCAGCACCTGCAACTGGTTGAAGATTTTGTCGGCTCCGTCAGCGTCCTGCAGGATGGCCTTCAACGTCTGGTGCTGTAACTCAAATTCGCCGCTGACACGAACCAGCGACGAGATAAACCTTTCTACAGTATGGATGCTGAAATAGGCCGCGGCATAGCCTCCGAGTTCACGAAGCAGTCGGCCCTGATTGTGGTACGTGTCGTTGCCCTGCTGCAGCAAGCGATTCAGACGCTCCTGCGCCGTGGCCGTCTGCAACTTGGCCTTCTGCTCCTTCTCCGCGTTGATGATGGCGGCAGAGCCCGTTTTCTCAATCTCGCGGCGCTGGCGCTGCTGGGAGGCAATGGCAGCGGCTTCGGTGCGGGACTGCTCCTGCCGGATCTTCTCCTGCTGCTTCGCAACCTCGGCAGCGGTCTTGGCCTGCTCCCGAGCAATCTTCTCCGCGTTCTTTGCAGATTTGACATCTACATTCGCAATCTGCTTCTTGATGTCAAGGACCCGCGACATCTGCGTGTTGAAGGTTTCTGCCGTTTTCAGGTCGGCAGTTATCTTCTCGTTGAACTCGGCATCGTCAAGTATGACTTTATAATTAAGCTGGTCTATTTCCTTTGCCATAGTGGTATCTTGCTATGGGGCTTCTTCATCAGCGGCCCCGGAAAAAACTTCTTCCAATGTGTAGGCACGTGGCCCGGAGGCTTCGGCCTTCTTCCGGCGACGGGCGCGGGCCTTCTCCAGCGCTTCCCGGTTCAGCCGTTCGCATTCATCGTCCGGCTTATTGTCTTTGAAGTTGTAGAGAGTGTGAGGCAGATCCGCTTGCATCAGTTCGATTTGGGGCATCGTCAAGACGCACCTGTAGCCCCAGTCCCGCTCCCAGCGGCCTAAACAGATTCTTGGCCTACCGTATTCTGGGAATTTTTGGACGAAAGCCGACTCACGGCCCAGATCTGTTCGGCTTGGAAAGTCTCGGCTTCCTTTTGAGTCATTCTCATCCAGTCCGCTCTCATATCCGTCAAGTACACCATATTCCTCCAAAACGATTCGAGCGGAAGTTTTTTTTTACCCTCGGCGATGATGGGCTCCATCTGTTCCTCGCTGTAGCCCCGCAAAAAGGCCCAAATCCGCCACTTTATCGGGTAAATCAACCGCAACTTCCAGTACGAGTTGAGAACTATCGTACAGGCACATTTGATGCTGAAATAGGGGTCGATACAGACGGAGCGCAGCGTCTCACTCGAACTATCGGGAATGGCCATTTCACGCTCACTCCACAACTTCGTCAGGCACTCTAATGTGTAGGGCTTGATGCCCCGCACTTTAACGGTGCGTCGCGTCCCTGCTATTGCTATGGTCGTAGGCTCATCAGCGACTATCTCGCGATATGCCTGCCGTGCATTCTTATCGGGCTGTTTCATTGCTTGATTCAATTAAAAAAGGGGACGGGGTATTTAGGTCCCGCCCCCTTCGGTTGTAGTGGTTTGCGCCGGATTAGGCCGCGGCCTTCAGCACACCAAACTTGGAGTAAGTGCCGTTCGCCAGCACGTAGCCCACGAACTTGACATACCCCGGCTTCTGGTGGTCGTCGATTGCCGGAGGATTCACGACAATCTTGACGTGGCCCAGAACGATGGCCGTTTTCTTGGACTTGGATTCGACGAGGACAGAGACCTCAATCTCCTTCGCCTCCTTGTAGCCCTTGCCGGAGTACACGGTTCCTTCCTGACCCTTGATGGTATTTCCGTCGCCGGAAATGGTCTCACCAGCGTTGAAGAAGTAATCGAATACCTCGACGGCCCAAGACGGGATGTTTCCGTTGATGGCCCAGTCACCGTTCTCGAAGTCGAAGTCGATGATCTCATCGTACTGGTCAACCCGGAAGGCGTTGGTGGAAGGGTCGGCAGGAGCCAGAGTGAAGGAGTCCTGTTCGGTGAACACCTGATCTGCGCCCTGAAAATCCAACCCCGGAAGCGCTACACCACCGCTGGTGTAGGGCAGAAGCGAAATGGCTGCGTTCCCCTTGTGGAGGTCCTCCAGCATCGCTTTGGTAAGAGTTGCGTTGTTAGCCATAGCTATGATTGTTTAACTTTGATGATAGTATTCAGTTGTATTACGCGGGCGTGAAAGCCGTAGTCGTCTGCCGTGTCCCCGAGCACATTTGGCGTTTCGTCGAAGATGTAGCGGCCATCATTGAAAGGAAGGCCAGCAACCAGCTTCTTGTACATCACCGACAGCTTCTTGCCGTTCTTCTGGTTGGATATGTCTTTCGCAAACAGGGAGAGATAGACATCGCACTCGCCGTAGGCCCCACGGTCTTTGACAACACCGTTCACCTTGACAACACAGAAGTCGTTGCCGCTGATGTCTGCAGATTTCGGCCTGTTGTTGAAAACAGTTGACGAAATCTTCAACTCATCGCGCACAATCTCCTTCAAGCGAGTCTCGATGTCAGTTATGTCAAAGTCGTTCATACCTTGCGGAAATATTGATGGAAGTTCTCAATCACACTACTTGCGGATTCGTGAAGGAACTGAATCTCGTAGTCAACGCGATACCAGTCATTCGCCATATCCGACAAGACGATTCCATACCAACCCAGCTTCGGACCCTCCGCTACTACCTCCTGCAGTCTGGCCAAAGCCCGACCCATCGGAGTCCATTTGCCCTTTGCTTGCGACACGGCCTCGATAACCTGTCCGTTATGGACCAAGCACCATCCCAAAGTGTCATTTTCTTCTTCGTGGTGCATCCCGTGGCCGTGGTTTTCGTGAGCCTCGTGCAACGCATCCAGTGCCTTATCCAGAATCTGATACATCGCCCGCTCGATGGTCTCGTCCTTCCTCATCTGGAGGCGGGCGAATCCCTGACGCAAACGCCTTGCATTATCTTCTTTCAGGCCCATATCCGTTACTCGTTTTTCACGCGGTCAAACCATATCAAAGAGCCGAGATTGAACGTGTCCTTCTTCACCACAACGCCCCTGAACGTCTTTTCGTAGTCGGTCAGTTCCAGTATATCGCCGGGATTCAGCGGAGTGAGGAAGATGGGGCACGAAATCTTGTAGTCGGAGACAATCACATCCCCGGCCCGCATCGTGTTCATAGAACTCTGGCGATAACCGAATGGGATGCTTTCCACTTCCTCCGTGATGAAGTTGCCTTGCGCGTCGAAAGTCGGCTGGCTGTCAACCATCACCACTGCAGTCAACGTCAAATAGCCCTGAATCGGATCGCCGTTCTCATCAGTGATGGGATCGCCGTGCTCATCAAGACCTTCACGAACTACGCGGAGGGTATGTGGAAACTGCGGATTGTACATTACTTGTAAAGTGGTCTCATCTTGAATTTGCCAGCAGCGGCTTCATCAGCGCGGGGGTCGTCCCATTTCTTGTACAGCCGCATTGCGAGGTCGCGCAATGCTCTACGGTCGAACACATTCTTGGCAGACTTCTGCAGCTGATAGCCGTTGTCGGAGATATATTCGCCAGATGCTTTCACGGAGGATCCGGCAGCGTACATAAGAATATCGGCATAGCACAGGTCCCGCTGCTTCTCCGTCAAAGTGGAGGCATCGGTTCCGGCCTCAATACCGCGATTGAACAGTACTGCGGCAAGAGCTTCCGGGGAAAAGTCGAAATCGACCATCCCCCGGAGCCAAGTCTCTACAGTGTACGCTGCCATAACCTTCGTGAGAGTTTAGGCGATGGGGAAGAAGTAGAACAGATACTGCGGGGAGGTCGGGACGGCCAGCACGGTCATTTCCGTGTAGTAGCCCTGACACTTCTCGACGGCATCGGCATCAACCGTCAGCAGGAGACGACCATCGTAGAAGTGGCCATAGGTGGCGGAAGCGCTCTGGAAGGTGATAGGCATCACCGACAGAATGGTTCCAACCTTACCGTCCGGCACGAACACGATCACGTCGCTGTTGAAGGCGTTGATGTTCGGCTTCTCCAGAGCCTTCTTGGTCTTGTCGTACTTCTCGACGGCAACGAGGCTGTCGATAGCGGTGACAGGAACTCCGATCAGCTCCTCGAACTTGGCCTTGCGGGAGACCTCGGGCAGAGCAGCAGCAGCGCCCTGCGTGTTGGAAATGTCGCCCATAGGCCACAGGTTGATGGCGATGGCCTTTGCCACGGAGCTGTGACGCAGGATGCGGCGCAGGAAGGCGCTGTTGACCTCCAGATGGCCCTTGATTCCCTTGTCGAGAATGGGCTGCAGGAACTCAACGAGGTCGGCAATAACGTCGGCAGTTGCGCCCTCGGTGGCGTAGGTGTTGTCGGTCCACCACTTGTTCCCGGCCACGGTGCTGCCGCCGCTGCGGAAGGTGGAGGCGTTCTTCTTGTTGGAAGAAGGAACACTCGCGCTGAACGTCACGTTCTTGATACCCTTCGGGTTGTTCGCGTCGGTCAGGGTGAGTTTGCCAGCGGAAATCATCTGATGGCGCTGGTAAGTCAGGGAGTTGGTGTGGCCACCGATGAGGTCGTCCAGAGTCTCGAACAGCTTGCGCTTCGCGGAACGGACGGCTTCGTC